GAGAAGACAGCATTCTATAAAGTAAAAGCACAGGCCGTTATAGATTATAATGACCATGCTCAGAAACAAGCACAAATGATAGAAGCTAAGGCACAAGAACAAGAACACAAGATGGAGACTAAAAAATGAACGACTTCGAAGGAGAAAAAGTACTAGAGCAGCTAGAAGGTATACACGACCTTTTAGAAGCTTTAGTTAACTTAGAGTGCAGCTGTTGCTGCAAAGAATGCAACTGTGAATGTTGTATAACAGAGGAAGAATAGACATGGTAAAAAAGATACTAGAAGGGGAACATTTCCACGGAAACAACCCAGATATGAAGTTAAACTTCGAAAAACCAGATAAAGCTCAAATTGATGAGATGAATTACAAAAAACCAATAACATCGTTTAAAGGTATGGAAGCCAATAAACCAGATACATCTGAAATGTATTTGGGAGGAATGGCACCAACACTAAACGTAGATTATGTAGATAATAAAGATAATAACGTTAAAAACGACGGACCAGCTTTAACAAAAGACGGTAGATTATCTTCAGGAACAAACTAATTCAGTAATCTTTATATAGTAGGCTATCCTACTATGTATAGGCTCTCGCTGTAGGGCCATGGCATCACAGGATTCTTATAGCAAGCGTCTTTGTGAGAGCCCCCAAAATATGGATATATCAACATATGAATAATACAAACAATGAAACAGCAGGAAATGAGACAGCAGGTGATGGTAACATCTCAGCTATCTTAGATACTGTAGAAGAATCTGGAATGTTAGACACAATAATGGATGAACCATTACTTATGGCATTAGTTGCTGTAGTACTAGGTATGGGCGCTTATATCGCTTATACTGTACCAGCAGTTAGAGAATTAGTTTTTAAATATATTAAGAACAATGAAACTGAGTTAATGGAGATGCTAGATACAAATCTAACAAAAGCCCAGATGAAAGCTTTTGAAAAGCTAGACGAAACAGCACAAAAGCACGTCAAAGACTCCTTAGTCCGAAATGTTTTAATAACAGCTTGGGATGAAAAGGATGACGAGCTAGCTAGTCTTGTAAAATCTAAAGTCAAAGCCGCCCTCGATGAAGGGAAAGAGCTTTGAACGTAGAGGAATACGAGCAAAGATTAAGGCAGAGGGTTGGAGAAGCTGAATATGGACGTCATAAAGAGCTTGTCCGCCTTCTGGCGCGCAATCTTGCTCTTGAAGATATACTTTGGGAGGAAATTCTTGTATGTATTCGGGATGTTAACGCTAGAACAGAGCTCTTGCGCCAAAGAAATACAATCGTTAAAGACATACATACTGAATTCAGAGCGTTAAATATTGAAGTGCCAACAACTGTAGAGAAGAATACTGAAGCATTTGCTTCTTTTTTAGGAGAATTATCGGATGACGACAACAAAACCAAGTCTGAAGGGCCTACTGACAGGTAAGGGCGGCATAGATTCGAAAAGTTTAGAAGATATATTCCAAAATTGTAGAAACGACAGAGACAAGATGCGTAAATTAGTGCGTGCTTTTTGTTCGACTTATTTAATAGATGGTAAACAAAGACCATTACTCCTAAGGCCATTACAAGAAGATATAGTTTTAGAATGTTTAATGTCAAGAACTGATGATAAACAAACTAAATTAGCAATTTTAGCCCCACGAGGGAGTGGGAAATCTTTCGCTTTGTCTGTAGCAGTGACTATATATATGTTTTTTAATAGATTTAGAGATTTAGTATTTATACTGGCTCCTACAGAAGACCAAGCAGCATTAATCTTTAATTATGTTTATAGACATTTTGCTGATAATACTTTCCTTAACGGGTTAGTAGCTAATTATAGGTTTCATAACAAGCCCAACATAACACTTAAGGGGGGCACAATAATGAGAAGGGCTCCTTTAGCTCCTAGTAATCAAGGACAAGCTATTCGAGGACAACACCCTACGTTCCTAGTTGTTGATGAGTCTCCACTCATCGACGATAAATTGTTTATTGATAATGTAGAACCTTCTATTGTAGCGAACAAAGCTCCATTTATTAATCTAGGAACACCAAAATCAAAAGACAACCACATGTATAGATACTTATACGATGATGGCTATGCAGATACTTTTAAGAGATTACATTACACATGGAGAGACGCCGTAAAGAAAGGGGATGCTTATTCAGCTCCCTATACTGATGAAGAAATGTTAGATAAGATGACTGAATGGGGAGAAGATTCTATCTACTGGAGGACAGAATACGAGTGTGAGTTTGTAGAGTCTGTATCGAATGTATTTAATCCAGAAAAAATAAAGGCGTGTTATGATAATTACCAAATTACTAGACTCGATGGGGATGGACAGCAGAGAGGAGGCAATATTACTGTTGGTGTTGACATTGGCAAATCTGTTAACTCTACTGTTATTAGTGCATGGTCCCTTGAAAAGTCTGACAAAGAAAATATTGCTAGACTTATATACATTGAAGAAATCAATGCCAGAACTGGTGGACACGATATTCCATACCAACGTCGACGTATCATGGACGTTACCAATAGTTTGGGTGCTAATCGGCTCATTGTCGATTGTACTGGGATTGGTGGTGCGGTGGAACATGATTTACGGATGGCGTGCTTAGATTCTAATGTACACTTTGTACCTTTCGTATTTACGGGTGGACCAAGAGGAACTAAGACTCAAATGTATAGAGACTTCCAGTCATACATACAACAAGGACGTGTAAAAGTACCTAACCCTGAAAATCTAGAACCAGATATGGCTAAGTTGATGCATAAGTGGACTAGAGAACATATTGATTTAGAATTTACAATGGATGCTGCCAATAAAACAGAAAAAATATCAGCACCATCAAATAAGCACGATGATTATTGTGATAGTTCTGCAATGGCTCTTCACGCCACTTTAAGTATGCTACCTATGAGTGGTAACTTTGGTCAGAGTATAGTTTCTAGACCTATTAATAAACCCCACCAAGGAAGAGCAGGTACACATACATCTCAGTCACTTTTTACAACAAGACAACGCAAAGTTACATTAAATAAGCAACCATTAAGGGGATTGTAAGAAAAGCTTTATATACTCACCACAGTTAATATTAAATAGCCATGTCGTTTATAGATAGAGTAAGACGTAGTTTTGCATCCATTGGGGGCAAACCTTCGTTCAAAAAAGACGACCCTAGAAGTTATGGGGAAGGTGTTATTAAACGTCTTAAAATAAATAGAGGATTTAGTCTTAATAAAGATAGAAATTATGAACCTCATATAGGTCAGAACAGAACTTATATGAATGTTTATTTATCAGACCCTATTGTTAGAAGTTTAATTGACCTACCATGCTTATACGCTGTTAAAGATAATTTTGATATTGTTACAACAGACGATAAAGTAAGGGAAGAGTTAGAAGAAATGTTCCGCGATATAAATATTGAACATATTTTATATGGTTGGTTAAGAAATGCAAGAATTTTTGGTACAGGTTATTTAGAATGGACCGGAGACAATCTAATTTTAAGGTCTAGTCAAAACATGTACGTAAAAAGGAATGAGCACGGTCAGATAGAATACTATTATCAAAAAGTTGGAGATGACAAAGAGAATATTAGATTCGAAGAGTCTGAGATAATAGAATTAAAGAATAATCAATTTGACGATTATGCTTATGGTTTATCTGATATACATCCTATTTTATATTTAGTAGATTTAAAGGACTATGCAGAAAGAGATATAGGAGCAGCATTAAATAAATATGCATCAAGTAGGTTTGATGTCAGTGCTGGTTTACCTGATATGCCTTATGGTCCAGATAAAATTAATGAAATAGTCGATGCTTTTAATACTCTAGCACCCGGTGAAGATATAATTCACGGAAACGACATACAAATAAAAGAGCTACAAGGTACACAACGTGCATTTGAATATGGCAAGTATACTGATGATATTCTAGATAAAATACATGTAGCACTTAAAACACCAAGGACAATGTGGACAGACCCTGAGAAAGCACGTCCTATTTTTGAACCATATGTAAGATATTTACAAACTATGGTAGAGGGAGCACTTAATGCCCAGCTTATGCCTCAGTTAGAAAAAGGCGAAGCTAAGTTTAAGTTTAGGCAAATTAACGTTGAAGACGCATTCACTAAAGCTAAAACTGATATGATTTATCTATCAGAAGGTGTATTATCACCCGGCGAAGTTAGAGAAGAAAGAGGACTTGACCCTGAAGGAGTTGCAGAATTAGATATGGAAACTTCTGAAGATATAAAGGCTTCCCCAATCAAACAAGAACAGAGTGATAAGAATGCTAACATCTCTGGAGGAAAGGACCAAGATAAAAAGGAAGAGTCTTCTAGAGCACAAAATAGGGGCAACAAGCCCTCCGCAAACGCAACAGGAGATAGAAAATGACATTTGAAAAATGTATGATAAACACAAAGGCTAACCTGAAGAAAAGGGGTTTTGATAACCCTGAAGAGATTGCTGCTGGCATGTGTAACATGTGGGCGCAAGAGAATGGCGTAGAGCGGGAATTTGCAGAGGGTAGTAAAGATACCGAACCTATAAGAAGGTCATTCGCGTTAGCGGTGGCTGAAGGTGAGGATATGGTATTTTCCAGCGATGAGGGAATCGACTCTGTATCCTTTCCCGTAATTGCTATTACCTCCGGACCTCATGAATATGAGGTAGATGGAGAAGAACATAAAGTTTATATTGAGGGAGGACAGTTAAAAGATAACTTACATCAATTTACTGAACTACCAATCTATATTGACCATCAAAGGACAGAAGAGGACTTAATCGGCATGGCTGCTAATCCCGAACTGTTCGAGATGGATAATGGAAAAACCGCTGTTAAGATGTTGGCAACAGTATCTAACAAATATGGCCGCGGTCAAGAAGTAATGGAAAAAGTTAAGGATGGAGATATGACACATGTAAGTATTGATTGGTTTTCCAACGATGTTGATGTCATGGGTGACACTTATGCCACCAAGATACGTCCTACAGAGGTAAGTTTCATTGACAATGAAAAAATGGACCCAGTCTGTAAAGAATGTACTATAGAAACGAAATGTGATTCACAAGAGCCGGAAGACGACCACGACTGTGGTTGTGGTGGCCAAGAAGGAGATTGTGGATGTAAGTCAGAAACAACAGAGGTAAATATGTCAGAAGAGACAAAAGAAACTAATGTAAAATCCGACGCAGAAAGCATTGTCGAACGCGAGTTCGCTTCCCTACGCGCACAACTTGAAAAAGCTGAAGCATCTAAGAAAGAGATTGAATCCGAATTCAAATCTGCTATGAAAGAATTAGAAACTTTCAAAGTAGCTGAAGAAGATAGACTCAAGAAAGAAGCAGAAGCAAGAAAAGTTGAAGCAGTAGAAGCAATTATATCTAAAGAAGTATTATTCGGTACTATCGAAGAATCTTCAAAAGATGCTCGTGTAGAAGAACTTTCCGCTTGGGATGAATCCAGATTGACTGGATTTAGCGATGCTCTAGCAGCAATGCCAGAGCCAAGCAACGATACCGAAAGGTCTTTCGGAAAAGGTAAATCAGCCGACGAGGGTGAAGTATCAGAAACAGAAAGAAAATTCGGTATGAAAATGGTCGATGGAAAAATTAAATTAAACCAAGACTATTATAGAGGAGAAAAATAAAAATGGCAACAGAAATTTTAATAAACGATGGAGGAGCACCAGCACGTATCTTACCGTTCAAAGCAGACGGCGCTATAACAGGCGGAGAAGTGGTGGAGTTTGAACTCTCAGGAACTACGGGCGATGTCCGACAAGCAGCAGCTGATTCAGTAACAGCTTGTGGAGTAGCCCTAACAGATGCAGCAGACAACGGAATAGCCAGCATTATAACTGGCCACGGCGTACTTTTAAACATTTATGCTACTGGCGCAGTTGCTTATGGTGATTTGGGTATCGTAGATGCCGCTGGAGTATTGGATTTTACCGGTACAGCAGCTACAGTCGCAGCAGCAGGAACAGATGTCGCAATAGCTTTAGAGACACAAGCTTCAGGGCTTGGTTTGGTAAAGTGTATGTGGTTGAGGTAATTTAGATGGTCGATGCAACACCCGGTCTATTGACAAGCCTTAACTCTGGTTCATACGCCAATACTGGTGGAACTGGAGAGCGAGTACTTATTGATTACAAAGATGCAATTCTGGATTACAAGGTCACAGACCTTCCAGTAATGGCTTTCTTTGCTGATGCAATGACTACAGATACAGGCGGTAATATTGATATTACTTTCGCAAAACCTTCCATGGCTATGGAACAAATAGAAGAGGGAACAACTCCTCAATACCAACACACAAAACTACGCTCCGAGAGAGTAGCAGTTAAAGAGTGGGGTCTTGCAGTAGGTGTTACCCGAAGAATGATAGAAGATTCAAGATTCAACGAAGTTGAAATGGCATTGAACGAAGCAAGAAGAGCTGTCGACAGACACTTGACTCAACACGTAACCAATGTTATCTTTGGTGTTTACGATGCAGACCTCGGTACAGGTTTACCTAATGCCGGAACAAGCATTCTAGCAGCAAGTACAGAAGCCGCTATTGTTAATTTTGATAATACGCCAAACGGTGGTTTTTTCGGTGATTCCGCAACATTCGCTGGTCGTCTTGACCAGTATGCTAACCAATCGTTAGCAACTCTACAAGCGTGTAAATCTTATAACGCAGCTACTTCAGTAGGAACAAGTTCTTTTGCTCTTGGTGATGTCGCAGCAGCAGTTAGTAGGATGAGCAAGCTTGGATACAATGCAACACACTTGTTCATTTCACCTTCACACTATGAAAATATGTTGAAGATGGCTGACTTTGTAACAGCATTTACTACAGCACAAACAGGTACAGGTGGAGTAGGTCAGGCACAAGGTAATGTTATGCCTACCGACGCCGCAAACAACCCGTTCAGTAGTATGCTAGCAACAGGTGGTTTAGTTGGTCAACTTTACGGTTTACAAGTAATTGTTAACCCTTGGGTCCCAATTGGCCGTTTCGGTGTGTTTGATTTGAGTACAAAGCCTATGGCTTATGTAGAGAGAAGACCATTGACTGTAGAAGAAGCAAATCCGGGATTCGGAATTGTTGGTTCCTACATGTCTATGAGATACGGCTTGAAAATCGTAAGACCAGAAGCCGGTCAAATCGTCATCAGTTAAAGTTAATTGTTTAATTTTAATAGATAAGGCCCGAAGGGAGCCTGCGTTAGCAAATCCCTTCACCTTACATTTATTTAATTATGGCCAGATACACTAAAGTACTGAAGAGTTTAGCTCATAATGCAGTGGGCGCCAGACGCATAGAGTCAGTTATAACAAGTGGCTCTTCGATAACTTCACTTACTTATGTCCCGGGTAGTTATCATTATGTAGCAGGTCAATCTAATGAAGTTAGTATTACAGGAAGTAGTCAACAGAATTTCGGTAACAGTATTATTCTTAGTGGAAGCAGTGCAGGTAGTTTAAAACTTTATGAAACTACTGCGAGTGGAGTCCACAGTCTTACTGTAAAAGCGCCCGACGCTGTAACTGCGGATAAAACATTAACACTTCCAGATGGTCCACCAACTACAAGTGGTTATGCTTTAGTTTCTACAGATGCTGGAGTTATGTCATGGGCTGCATTCTCAGGGGGTAATAGTTACATTACGGGTTTAGCTTATGCTCCTAGTACACAAAAACTTACAGCCACGTTAAGTGATTCTTCCACTGTCGTACAGTCACCATCTTTAAATGATTTTGGTCAAACAATTAGATTATCTGATGATGATAATGTAGGGGAAGCAAGATTTTATGAAAAGGGTACTAGTGGAAGTGATTATGCTGCTATTAGGGGTCCTACAGCAGCAATGGCTTCTTCATATTTTTTAGCACTCCCGTCAGCGCTAGGTAGTACTGGCCAAGTATTAGCTCATGGTGGTAGTGGAGAATTAATATGGACTAATAATGACGATGCTAATTATTACGCTACAGGAGGTTCTTTAGCAAGTGGAGATATTACTATAGCAGGTACTACTGGATTTCCATCATTTGATATAGATATAAGCGCTGTAGCTACAGGCTCTATTGGGTCTTCTACTCAATATTACAATACTTTCTATAATACAACTACTGGTGTGGTTGGTAGTGCTTATCTACAAACAGATGGCTCTAATAATATAATACTTAGTGGAGCTAGCAATATAGCTAAGACAGCAGCTGATTTCCAGAATACTCTAGGGGTTAGTGGAGCTTTAACGGTTAGTGGAGCTACTACTATTAAAGATACTCTTAAGGTAACAGGAAATACAGAAATAGAAGGAACTTCATTATTATCAGGTAATACAACCATAACTGGTTCAGTATCTACCACAACTAGTGCCACTATTGGTACCACATTAATGGCTACAGGTGCTGCTACATTTAAGAGCACGGCGGATATAACTTCTACATTAGTAGCTACAGGTGCTACTACACTAAAGAACACTCTTGATGTAGGAAGTACTACACAGATTACAGGAACCACTCGCGTTATAAATAGTGCGCGTAATCAAGTTATCATAGACCCTACTGTTGGAGCCGCTACTACTACTTTCAATGACTCAGGTACTACAGCTTCTGCTGCGGGTTATTATCCTCGTTTACATCTTAAACAGGATGCTACAGATGCATCAGAGTTTGCAGATTATCCTTCAATTTATTTTACTAAGTACGGGCCTACATCTAATCTTAATGTTGACCAAGTGGCTGGATGGAGACAAGCTATGTCAGGGACAGCAGGAACAGCTGTTGGGGACCCTCAATATATGGTATGGGATTATAATGATGATACTTCAGGCATAGGAAATCCCCCAAGCAATACGTGGGGAAATAAATTAAAATTAAAAAGTGATGGTACCCTAACAACCACAACTTTTGCTGGAGAATTATCAGGAACTATTAATTCAGATACTACAGCAACAACACAATCCGCGAGTGATAACTCTACTAAGGTAGCAACAACAGCTTACGCTGATGCAGCCGCAGGTGGTGGAGGAACGCCCGGTGGTTCTACAACCCAAATGCAATACAACAATGCTGGTTCTTTCGGTGGAACAGATAATCTATATTGGATAGATGGTTCTGATAGATTATTTTTATCTGGTACAGCTGCTTCTCTGAGAGTGGGTACTGAAGGAACGAGTGCAGGTATTAATTTCGGTAACAATTCTGATAGAATTTTCACAGACAGTTACACAATGTACATTCAGAATAATAATAGTATGATATTTAATAT